TATGTAGTTACAGATGAAATGACTAATAGTCAAAATCAGTTAGCTAATATAAGTCGTAGAGCTACAATTTAAAAATCAAATAAATATTAATTAAATCTATTATATAATATGCCTTGCGAAAAATGTGATAACGGAAAATACAAATGGGGAAAGACAGGAAGCTGTACTTATGATTCAGTAGCTGAATGTGAAGAAGCTAATAAAGACTATTACGAAGATATGAAACCAACTAAGATAGTAGAACTAATAATACAAGACGATAATCAAGAATTAGCTATTGATGCTATATCTTTAGTTACAAGTCCAGCTATTGAGCAAGACTTTGTATATTTTGGTAAAGAAAAAAATAATTTAACATTTGCTAAAGTAGATGAGGAGAAACGTATGTTAGTTTCACCTGCTTTAATACCTAATAAACAAATATTTAGATATGACCCTAATACAGACTCAGACTACTATGTGTATTTTAGTCCTGATACAGTTCGAAAAGCTTCTGAACTTTATTTAAAACATAACAATCATCATAAAGCTACATATCAACATCAAGATAGAGTTTCAGGAGTTCTAACAGTAGAATCTTGGGTAAAAGAAGGAGATATGGATAAGTCTAAAATGTATGGTTATGACTTACCTAATGGCACTTGGTTTGTTAAGATGAAGATAGAAAACGAAGAATTATGGCAAAAGATAAAAGAAGGAGAGCTAAAGGGTTTAAGTATTGAAGGATATTTTACAGATAAATTTGAATCTATGCAAAAACAAAAGCCAACAGACCAAGAAATACTAGAAGCTTTAAACGAAATAATAAACGAAAATCAAACAAACTTAAAATAAATCTATTATATTAAAAAAGAAACTATGGACATTAAAGAACAAATACTAGTAGCACTTGGTTTAAATAAAGCTGAGGAAGAAATTAAATTAGCTTGGCAGGCAAAGTCAGAAGATGGTACTATTTTCGTATCTACTGCTGAAGAATTAGAAGCAGGTGTAGATATTTCGGTACTAACTGAAGATGGAACTACAATACTGTTACCTATTGGTACTTATAAGACAGCTGAAGGGGTTAGCTTTAGAGTTGAGGAAGAAGGTGTAGTATCAGAAGTTATGGAGTCTGAGACTGAAGAAGAAGTAGAAGCTACAAAAGAAAAAGAAGAAATGGCTGAAGAAGAAGAAGAAGATAAGTATGCAGAAGTAGGAGATTGGGAAGGTATGGAAAAAAGAATACAGAACCTAGAAGACGCAGTTGCTAAACTTAAAGAAGACAAAGTAGGAGGAGACGAAGAAGTTGAAGAACTAGCTGAAGAAGTAACAGAACCAGGTACAAATCCTAAGTCTATCAAAACAACTGAAGTAGTTGAATTTTCAGCAGAAGAAGAATTAGAGAAGTTAAAGTCTGAAAACGAAAAACTAAAAACTGAATTAGCTAAATCACCAGCTGACTCACCAATTAATACAAATAAATTTAGCTCAGAAAGAAAGCCGTTATCAAGAAAAGAATACAGCAAACTATCTAAGCAAGAAAGATTTTTATACAACTTAAACAAATAATAATAATTTAAAATTTTAAAAAAATGGCATTTAATGTAACATCAAACTTTTCTGGAAAAGCAGCAGGATTCTATATCTCAGCAGCTTTAAAAGAAGCAAAATCACTTGACTTTCTTAATGTAATAGAAAATATCAAGTATAAATCTAATATTCAACGTATGGAAGGTTCAGGGCTAGTGCAAAATGCAGACTGTAATTTTACAGGAGCAGGTACATTAGACCTTACTGAGAAAGTATTAGAACCTAAAAACTTAATGGTAAACCTTGACCTTTGCAAGAGCACACTTTTGGATTCGTGGGAAGCGTTACAAATGAGAGCAGGAGCAGGAGCACCACCTCCAGCATCTTTTGATGACTATGTTATCTCTTATATGGGAGAAATCATTGCACAAGCAACAGAAGAAAGCATTTGGAATGGAGACGCAGGGGCAGGAAAATTCCAAGGATTTTTAAATACTAATGGTTTTTTAATGCCAACAGGTACTAATGCAGATGCAACAGTTATACAAGATGCAGCAACAGCAGCTTATGACGCAGATAACATTATAACTAACTTACAAGGTTTAACAGCTTCTATGGCTGCTAATATTTCAGCAGTATTAAGAAAAGAAGACTTACATATATATATGAGTCCTAAAACTTATGCTTTATATATCTCAGCAGTATCTACATTAGGATATGTTAATGCTTACAATATGAACGGAGACTATGAGCCTGTATTTGAAGGTTACAAAATTGCAGTTTGTCCAGGTATGTTAGACAACCAATTAGTAGCAGCTCAAAAATCTAACTTATTCTTTGGAACTGACTTATTATCAGATGCTACAAGAATTACGTTGATGGATATGGCTCAGCTTGACGGCTCAGACAATATGAGATTAGTTGCAAGATACTCAGCAGGTGTTCAAACAGGAGTAGGAGCTGATATCGTAAGACAGTCGTAATAACAAAAATAATGGGAGAGTGTAAAAGCTCTCCCTTAACTTAAAAAATAATAAACTATGGCTTGCGGAGTTTTAACAAGAGGAAGGGGACTTGACTGTAATAGGATTAGTGGAGGTGTAAAATATATTTACTTCGGGGTTTATGATGAATTCGATGCACCAATACAAACAACAGGAATAGTTCAAGCTGATGGAGAAATTACAGATATTGAAATGGGTACAAATGATTTGTATAGATATACAATGCCTTTAGGTGCTGCATCAGTTACAGAAACAATAACAGGAAGTACTGAAAATGGAACAATTTTTTATGCTCCATCAGTTACTGTAATATTAAATAAATTAAGTAAAGAAGACCAAAATCAAATCAAATTGCTAGGAGCAACTAAAGTTGTTGTATTTGCTCAATTAAATGAAAGGTTAGCAACAGGTAATGACGTTATAATCGGTTTAGGAGTTACTAATGGAATGTCTTTAAATGCAGGTACTATCGATAGTGGCGCGGCATTCGGAGACAGAAACGGATACACTCTTACCTTTGACGGAATGGAGCCAATTCCATTTCCAATGGTTAAAGATTATACAACTATACCATTTGATAATGGAGATTTTAATATAGGTTCAATAATAACATCTTAATTAGTAGTTTTCATATATTTCTTAGAGGAGAGTAGCTTAATTGTTACTCTTTTCTTTTTAAAGGCAAATAAAAACAGACTTTTTCTATTATATAGTATGATACAAGCAATCACAGAGACTAATTTTATAGCTTATTTACAAACTGAAGACAATCGTATTAATACTTCAGTAGCTTCATCACAGATAAGACATTTGTTAAAATTTACAAATGATATGGATAAGTCAGTTCAATATGCTTATGCTGAAGATGAAGTAATACTACCAAGATATACTTATTTTAGGTTTCTTTACAATACAACTCCTGATGTTTATAATGGCGAAATAAAATTCTTACCAGCTGGATATTGGAAGTATGAAGTTTACGAAGTAAGTTGGGTAGGTGCAGTATCAGTATCATCAGGTAATGCTCCTGCAACGGAGAATGATGTTTTAAGCCCTCCTGCTGACACTAAAGGCATAGTGCAAGGGTTAGTTACCAAAGGCAAGATGTATGTCGCAGAGAAGGACGGAACACAACAAGTACAATACAATGAATATGAGCCAAGCTCAGGAACAAATTATATATATTACGGACAATAAAAATTAAAAAATGGGAATTAAAAATACACAAGCTTTATTAAGCGAACAATTAGGACAATTAGGAGGTGTAGAAATATTTACAACAGCTGCTCAAACAAGTAAAGATTACTATGCAATCTATTTTGTACAAGAAAGTGTAATATCAGCACTAACAATGACTGATTCAACAGGCTCAAGTAATTTACTTACAACAGTACCTGCTGGTATGACGTTGTTTGGAAAGATAACAGCAATTACTTTGACTTCAGGTTTAGCAATAGCTTACAAAAACTAATATGAAATTAGCACTTGGAATAACATTACCTTTAAGTAATAAAGGAGGATTAACTCCTGTTCAAAAGCAGGTTAGCGACTTTAAAGCAAGAGTTATTGCTGATGGTGGAGTATTTGAGGCTAAGGCTTGTTTAGAAGCACAATTAACAACTTTAAATAATATAGAATGAGTTTATTAGATGATGTTAGTATAGTAGTAACTCCTAACGGATATAAGGCAGGAGAATTGTATGCAGTTGTTCCTGTGCCTACTGAGGGTGCTGAAGAAGTTGTAGATGGTAACTTTCCTTCTCCTAATGTAAATTGGACTAAGGATGCAAATTGGACTATTGCAAATAATTTGGCTACATCTGATGGTAGTCAAACAGGTAATGTTTCTTTAAAACAATCAAATACATTAAATAATCTTACAACAGGTACGACTTACAAGGTGCAATTTACAATATCAGGATATGTAGCAGGTGTTGTAAATCCTCATCTTAGAGGTGCCCAATCAGGAAATGTAACAGGAGATGGAATAAAAACATCTTATATTACTGCGGGTAGTGGTTCTGATGGTATAAACTTATATGCAGGTTCAACTTTTGAAGGTTCTATATCTAATGTATCAGTAAAGGAAGCACTTACAGTATCAGCAGATATGGATGTTACTAGAGCAACTGCTGCTACAAGAGTAGATGAAGATGGTTTAGTAAATTATGCTGAGGTTATAGGAGATGATTTAGTTACTAATGGAGATTTTTCTACTGATAGTGATTGGACTAAAAATGCAAGTTGGACTATTGCAAACGGCAAAGCATCTTATGATGGTTCAGGGAATGGAGATAGAATAAAACAAAACATACCTCTAACAATAGGGAAAAAATATACAGCATCTTTAGATATATTAGATAGTAGTGGTAGATTTAGGATGTCGGTAGATGGGGGCTCTTCATCATATAGTACGTACACAACAGGTAATGGCACATATACTTTTGAATTTACTTCAAGTTCGGTAGAATTTAGTATTAGAGGTTCTATGTCAGATAGTGCTAATACTTTTTCAATAGACAACGTATCAGTAAAACAAGTAGACAGAGATAACGTACCTCGTATAGACTACACAGGAGGAGGTTGTCCACATATATTAGCAGAGCCACAGAGGACTAATCTTATTACTTATAGTGAGGATTTTAATTCTTGGTATGCGCAAAATTATGTAACTGTAACTGAAGATACAAATGAAACTACATCCCCATCAGGTAATAATACTGCAAGTAAAATTACGATAAACAGCGTTAGTACAATAAGAAGATTGTACGAAGTTGTTATAACAAGTTCAGGTAATGATTATACCTTTACTTTATATGCAAAAAAAGGAACAACAGATTATATAAGATTTTTCTTAAATTCTAATATTTTTGATGTAACATTTGATTTAACAAATGGCACTAAAATAGTAACCACAGGTTCAGGTAGTATTGAATCAGTAGGTAATGATTGGTATAGACTACAAGCAACAGGTACATCTTCATTAACAGGTGAAGTACCACAGATACAATTAAGTAATTCAGCAAGTGTAAATGACTATCTATATATTTGGGGAGCGCAATTTGAAGAAAGTTCTTACGCAACTTCATACATTCCAACATCAGGAAGTACAGTTACAAGAAACCAAGACATCTTCACAAGAGATGGTATAGGTAGTTTGATTAATAGTACAGAGGGTGTTTTGTTTGTAGAAATGGCTGTTCTTTCTGCTGATACTATAAATAGATATATATCTCTTTCTAATGGTACTGATGATAATTCTATAAGTTTTCACTTTAGAAATAATACTAACAATCAAGTAAGGGTTATATTAAAGTCAGGAAACGTAAATCAGTTTGATTCTACTTACAATCCTTCAGGTAGTACAGCCTTTGCAAAAGTTGCTTTTAAATATAAGGTTAATGATTTTGCATTATGGGTTAATGGAACAGAAATAGCAACAGATACAAGTGGTATTACATTTTCAGCAGATACTTTAAATAGATTAGCGTTTGATGATGGTAATGGTAATAGTAATTTCTTCGGAAAAGTAAAACAACTACAAGTATATAACACAGCACTAACAGATGCACAATTAACTTCTTTGACATCATAATATGAATATATATAAATTACAATACACAGACAAAACACAAGGAGATGCAGATTTACTTGCTAAAGGTACTTATGAAGTAATAGAAGGAGAGCAAGTATATATCAATGGTACTCAAGCAATAGTTTACATAGGTCAGATAGTAGAGATACCAGGAACGTATGACAAAGATGGACACGAGTTAACACCACCTGTATATTATCCTGGAGTATTCTATGACTTAATGACTAAGGAAGAATATGACTTTGGAATTAACGAGATATTTCCAAAAGATTGCGTACATTCGTTTTTAGGATATGAAAAAAATGCAGATGGTATTGATGTTGACCCTGATGAATTAGAAGAAATATAAAACAAATAAAATGAAAGATAATATCTTAAGTATAAATTTAGAAACTCAAACAGCTCCTGTTGTAACAGAGGTTAGAGGTAAAGACTACATAGAATACGGCACTGAAGATTGGAGAAACCTATACCCTCAGTTCTTAATAGATTTATACTACAATAGTTCAACTCACGCAGCTATTATTAATTCAACAGCTGAAATGATAGCAGGAGAAGATTTAATAGTTGAAGATGATGAAACAAATTTAGATGCTTATGTTAAACTTAAGAAGTTCTTAAGACACGCAAATAGCAAAGAGTCATTACATCAAGTTGTTAAAAAAATAGCTTTTGATTTTAAACTACAAGGAGCTTATGCTTTACATATTATTTGGAATAGAGAAAGAACAGAAATAGCAGAAATATATCACGTACCTGTTGAAAGGATAAGAGCAGGAAGACCTAACGAAATGGGGCAAGTAGATACATACTTTATTAGTGGAGATTGGAGTAATGTTAGAACGCATAAACCTTATGCGATATCAGCATTTAATGTAAACGATAGAACAGCAGGTAGTCAGTTATTATACACAGGAGCTTATTCTCCTAATATGGACATTTACCATACACCAGACTACATAGCTGGTTGTAATTGGGCTTTAGTAGATCAAAGAGTAGCAGAGTTCCATTTATCTAATATAGAGAATGGTTTTAGTGGTAGCTACTTTATTTCGTTCGCAAATGGAATTCCGTCGCAGGAGGAAAGGTTTCAGATAGAACAAAGTCTTACAGAGAAATTCACAGGAGCTAAAAACTCAGGTAAATTTATTTTAACATTCTCAGATGATAAAACTAGAACTCCTGAAATTACACCAATATCAGTATCAGACGCAGATAAGCAATATCTAGCACTCCAAGAGCTATTGGTTCAAAATATCTGTTCAGCTCACAGAGTAACGTCTAAGACACTTTTAGGAATAGATTCTACAAATGGCTTTAGCTCAAATACTGACGAATTAGTAAACGCTGCTAATTTCTATCAAAATACTGTTGTTAGAGGTTTTCAGTTAAACATCTTAAATACTTTACAGACTATATTCTCAGTTAACAATATGGACTTGCCTGTTGAGTTTGTACAATTAAAACATATAACAGTTCAATTTGATTCTGAGACTATCAGAGAAGTAATGACTCAAGACGAAATAAGAGAAGATATAGGATTAGCACCTTTATCAAATGATGAAGAAGTAGTAGATGATAGAGATAATTTTAGTAAGGTAGGTAATATAGATGGTAAACCTGTATTTGACACAATAGAAGAAGCAGAAGCTCACGCAAAGACTATTGGGTGCGAAGGTTACCACGAACACGAATACGAAGGGAAAGTCTCTTATATGGCTTGTAAAGACCATTCAGAAGCTACTGACTTAAAAAAGTGTAATTGTTCAGAAAAAACTGAGCTAGAATCTTTTATTGAAGAATTTGGCGAAGATATGCCAGAAGAATGGGAACTTATAGAAGAAGAAGTTGTAGATGGAGAACACCAAGACTTTGACTTTGAATCTGAATTAAATGCAATAGCTAATGAAAAATTAGAACTTGCTTCAACAGGAACAGCTAGACCTAATGCTAGAAGTAGTCAAGATGGTACAAATAAATCTGACAATGAATTTTATAAAGTTAGATATGTATATACTAAAGATAATTTCCTAAAACAAGAAGGTAGTACAAGAGATTTTTGCAGAATAATGATGTCAGCTAAAAAAGTTTACAGAAAAGAAGATATTATACAAATGGGTTCAAGACCTGTTAATCCAGGGTGGGGACCTCGTGGGGCAGATACTTATAGTTGCTGGCTTTACAAAGGCGGAGGTAATTGTCACCATTTTTGGTTGCGTCAGATTTATAAGACTTCTTTAAGAGGAGCTAAAAGTAATATATCATCTAGTCAATTAATATCTTACACTAAAGCTAAGTCAGAAGGTTTTACAGCAGAAAAGAATGACAATTTAGTAGCAAGACCACCAAAAAGAATGAAGAATAACGGATTTTTAAAACCTAGATAAGCATGGCATACGTATTATTTATATCAGAAGAAAAACTTAAGGACTCAACTGCAATCAACTTAAATGTAGACCCTAATCTATTATTGCCGTATGTTCGTCAGGCACAGAAGCTTTACGTAGAACCAAAGTTAGGAACACAACTAACACAAAAGCTAAAAGACTTGATAACTGCTGGCACGATAGGAGATGTAGCTAACGCAGCTTACAAGACTTTGTTAGATGATTATATAGGAGATATGCTACCTAATTGGGCATTTTATCACGCAGTACCTTTTTTACGTTTTAAAATAGAAAATGGTAACATATATTCTAAGACATCTGAAACAGGAAATGCTCTTAGTACAGAGGAGAGTCAAAGTTTAAGAGAAGAAGTTTCAAATACTGCTCAATACTATACAGAAAGACTTATAGAGTACATAACTAACAACACAAGCTTATTTCCTGAGTACAGTACAAATAGTGGTGCTGATGTTAATCCTGACAGAAATGCTTACTATAATGGTATGAATCTTGAGAGACCTATGCAACAAGGAACTAAACTTACTTTAAGAAACTTTTTAAACGCATCTGACTATTCATAATGAAGAAACACTATAAACCAAAATTAATTAACGTAACTAAGCTGAAATCCTACTTAGAGAGTAAGCCAAAAAATAATAAGAATGAACGACCTCAAAGACACAATACAAGTAGGATTAGCTAATGGTTCAGCTATTGGCTTTACTTTAGCTAGTGCAAACGAAATATTAAGTTTTGTTGCATTGATACTTTCAATAGCATATACAATATATAAATTTTTTAAATTTGAAGATAATAAATAAATGGCTCGTAAAGTTATTTCAAGCACTTCTAAGAGTGTTAGAAGAAAAAGAAAGGGTAGACACTCAAAGCAAGACAAAAACACTTACAGAGGACAAGGGCGTTAGTCTAGTTTTAATTAGAGATACTTTTACAAAAAAGTCAATAATTGGTAAGTTGCACGTAAATGGAGAGATGTTCTGTGATACTTTAGAATTACCTTATAAAGACAATCAGAGACGTATTTCAAGTATTCCTATGGGTGTATATAACGTAAGGCTAAGATACCCTAGAGAAAGTGGCACAAGAGACTATTTACACTTATTAGTACAAGACGTTCCTAATAGAGATTATATACTATTTCACAAAGGCAATAAAGCCGAAGATTCAAGGGGTTGTATTCTAGTAGGACAGAAACGTCAACAAGACTTTGTTAGTAACTCTTCGTTAGCTATGTCATTGTTAATGAAAGAGAT